ATTAGTGGTCAAAATAATGCGTATATGGTTTAATTTTGGTAATTATCCAAGGGAGTTACAGCCATGTGCATGGGTTCAAAACCTTCCGTACCGTCAGCACCAGATGTTCAGGCGGCGCCACAGGCGCAGGATGATGCAGTTGTCAGCGCCCGAGACGATGAAGAACGCCGCCGCCGTGCCGCTGCCGGACGAGCCTCAACACTGCTGACCGGCTCTCAGGGCGACACATCAAAGGCCAACACCAGCAATAAAACGCTGCTGGGCCAGTAACGGAAACCGGGGCAATCATGGCCGAAGAAACGCTGAAGCAGCGATTAAACAAACAGTTCGGGCTGCTCAAAGATGAGCGGACGACATTTGATCCACACTGGCGCGACCTGTCTGATTACATCAGCCCGCGTTCCAGTCGTTTCCTCGTTTCCGATGCCAACCGGGATAACCGCCGCAACACCAATATCGTCGACCCGACTTGCACCCTGGCTGAGCGCACATTGTCCAGCGGCATGATGTCAGGTATCACCAGCCCGGCCCGTCCGTGGTTCACGCTGTCAGTATCCGATCCGGCGATGAAAGATTACGGCCCGGTTAAGGTCTGGCTTGAGGATGTACAGCGCCGTATGAATGAGGTGTTCAATAAGTCGAACCTCTATCAGTCGCTGCCTATCGTCTATGCGCAGCTCGGCACCTACGGCACCGCCGCCATGGCGATACTGGAGGATGACGAGGACATTATCCGCACCTATCCATTCCCGATCGGCAGCTACTACGTGTCGAACAGCGCGCGCCTGAGTGTGGACACGGTTTACCGTGAGTTCCGCATGACGACTCGTCAGCTGGTGGAGCAGTTTGGCCTGGACAACGTGAGCGAAACCGTTAAAGGGCAGTGGGCAACGCAGACCACTGAAACATGGCATGACGTTATTCATGCCGTTTATCCGAACCTGAACCGCCAGACCGGCAAGATTGACGCCAAAAATAAGCGTTATAAGTCGGTGTATTTTGAGAAGGCCGGTGATGACAAGATCCTGCGTGAGTCCGGTTTTGATGAGTTCCCCATACTGGCGCCACGCTGGGAGGTAAACGGGGAAGATGCCTACGGCAGCAACTGCCCTGGCATGACCGCTCTGGGTCAGGTTAAGGCACTGCAGCTCGAGCAGAAGCGTAAGAGCCAGTTGATTGACAAAGCGACTAACCCGCCGATGGTTGGCCCGTCTTCACTGAAAACTCAGCGCGTTTCCCAGTTGCCTGGCGCTGTCACCTACGTTGATCAGCTGACAGGACAGGACGGGCTGAAGCCGTTGTACATGGTTAACCCGAACACCGCTGATCTTCTGAACGATATCCAGGACACCCGCGACATTATCCGCAGCGCCTACTTTGTTGATCTGTTCCTGATGCTCCAGAACATCAACACACGCAGCATGCCGGTGGAAGCGGTAAACGAACTGCGCGAAGAGAAGCTGCTCATGCTTGGTCCGGTGCTGGAACGCCTGAATGATGAGTTCCTTGATCCGCTGATTGATCGTGCGTTCGCCATCATGCAGCGCAAAGGCATGCTGCCGCCAGCACCGGAGGTTCTCCAGGGTACCGCGCTGCGCATTGAATATATCTCCGTCATGGCCCAGGCGCAGAAGTCCATCGGCGTAAACAGCATGGAGCGCTTTGTCGGCTTCGTGGGTGGCATGGCGCAGGCCAAGCCAGAAGCGCTGGACAAGCTGGACATCGATAAAATCATCGACAGCTATGGCGACTCTATTGGCGTTTCTCCGTCTGTCATCGTGCCTGACGAGGAAGTGCAGAAGATTCGCCAGGCGCGTGCCGAACAAATCCAGCAGCAGCAACAGATGCAGATGGCGCAGGCCGCAGTGGCGGGCGCTAAAGACCTCAGCCAGGCAAACCTTGAAAGCCCTAACGCACTCAGCGCTCTGGCGGGAGGCATGCAGCAATGACCGATTTTGACGATGAGCAGCGCCTGAAAGACGCCGAACAAACTCAGAAGCTGGCAGCCGAACGCCAGCGCGACGACCTGAAGCACGTCATGTCGTCAGAGCAGGGCCGCCGCTTGATCTGGTTACTTCTCAGCAATGCTGGTGTGTTTGCGCTGTCATTCACCGGCGATAACGCGGCCACAAATTTTAATGAGGGACGCCGTAGCGAAGGTCTCCGCCTCTTCAACGAGGTGATGACTCACTGCCCGGACCTCTATCTGACAATGGCTAATGAAGCCAGAGAGGAAGCTGATAAATGAATATTTTTGAACGTTTGCTAATGCGTCGTCTGTGTAGCGAACCCCCGGTAGACGGTGGCGATGCAGGTGCACCAGCTGCAACTACTGGCTCTGAGTCATCAGCAGCTGGTCAGGAAGGTACTCAGGAGTCACAGCAGGATGGAGCTGCGAAACCTGAAGGCGAAAACTCTGAGCAGAAGCCAGAGGGTGAAGGCGAAAAGCCTGATGCTGAGAAACCTGACGGCAAAAAAGACGGCGATAAGAAGCCTGAAGGCGCGCCGGAAGCCTATGAGTTCAAAGCGCCTGAAGGTGCAGAGCTGGACAAAGACGCTGTTGCCCAGTTTGAACCTATCGCCCGTGAACTGAACCTGTCGCAGGAGCAGGCGCAGAAACTGGTGGATCTGTATGGCAGCAAGGTGATGCCGCAGCTAATGAAGCAGCAGGCCGACACCTGGCAGAAACAGGTAGCAGACTGGGGTACAGCGGCAAAAGACGACGCTGAGATCGGCGGTGACAAATTTGATGGGAACCTGACGCGGGCTAAGCAGGCGATGGATAAATTCGCCACGCCACAGCTGCGTGAGTTCCTGGAAACAACCGGCATGGGCAACCATCCCGAGTTGATTCGTGTGTTTGTAAAGGTGGGCGCGGCCATGTCGGAAGACAGCTTGGTCACGTCAAATGAGAAAGGCCAGCGTTCGGCGGCCGATGTTCTGTATGGCAAAAACTGAGGATATAAAATATGGCTGTTAAAGGCTTAACTGCGCTGACGCTGGCTGACTGGGGTAAGCGCGTAGATGGGAACGGCAAGATCGATAAGATTATTGAGCTGCTGGGACAGACTAACCCTATTCTGGATGACATGCTTTTTGTCGAAGGTAACCTGCCAACAGGCCACCGCACCACCGTGCGTACCGGTCTGCCAACAGCTACCTGGCGTCTGCTCAACTACGGTGTGCAGCAGAGTAAATCAACTACCGTCCAGATCACCGATTCTATTGGCATGCTTGAGGCATATTCAGAAGTCGATAAATCTCTGGCAGATCTGAACGGCAACACGAGCGATTTCCGCCTTTCGGAAGATCGCGCATTTCTTGAGGCGATGAATCAACAGATGGCGCAGACGCTGTTCTATGGCGATAGCAGCGTCAATCCACAGCAGTTCATGGGCCTGTCATCGCGTTATTCCAGTAAAGCTGCAGGTAACGGCCAGAACATCATTGATGCTGGCGGCACCGGTACTGATAACACCTCTATCTGGCTGGTGGTCTGGGGTGAAAATACTGCGCACGGTATTTTTCCGAAAGGTCAGAAAGCTGGTATTCAGCATCAGGATTTGGGTGAGCAGACCCTGCAGGATGCTAACGGCGGCAAGTATCAGGGCTATCGCTCTCACTATAAGTGGGATAACGGATTTACTCTGCGTGACTGGCGCTATGTGGTGCGCATCGCAAATATCGATGTGAGTGACCTGTCTGTGGCTGGTAGCGCTGCCAACATTGTTACCCAGATGGTTAAGGCTCTGCACCGCATTCCTAACCGTGGCATGGGAAAACCAGTTTTCTACATGAACAGAACTGTAGGTCAGGCACTGGATCTTCAGTCACTGGACAAAAACTCCTTAGCGCTAAGCGTTCAGGAAACAGAAGGCGAATGGTGGACCGCATTCCGCAAAATTCCTATCCGCGAAACTGATGCGATTCTCGAAACAGAAGCGCGCGTCGTCTAACCCCCTGACCAACTCAGCGGGGCAATGACGCCCCGCTAAATGGAGAGAGAATTATGATCCTCGACAAACTGTTGATGTTCTCCGAAGCGCAGGCGGTTACCGCGTCTGCTGCTTCAAATGATGTTATCGACCTTGGCCCTATCGACGGTACCCGCCGTGATATCGGCGTGGGCTATCCGCTCGAGTTCTGGGCAACCGTTAACACCACTGCTGCTGCCGCTGGCGCTGCAACGGTCAACATTCAGCTGCAGACCAGCCCTGACAACAGCACCTGGACCACGCTCAGCACCAGCGGTGATCTGGCGCTGAGTGCGCTGACCTCAGGCAAGCGTGTCATGTCACAAAAGGTACCGCAGGGCGTGCAGCGCTACCTGCGCGTTAACTACGTTGTCGGCACCGGCCCGCTTACCGCAGGCGCGTTCACTGCTGGCATTAATCTGGATGTGGATAACAACTCACCGTATCAGATCCGTTCTCGCATCACTGGTTAAGGGGCGCGTAAATGTCAGAGGAAAAAGCAAAGTACCGCATTCTGCGCCTTTCACACATCGCTAACCAGCTATGGCCAGAAGGTTCAGAAGTGGAGTATGACGGCATCCCTGGTACCGCTCTGGAGCCAATCAATGACGCAGCGAAAGCAGCGAAAGCGAAGGCAGAGCGCAAAGGTGAAGCCGGTACAACCATCATCCATAACGGAACCGGCAACCCACCAGTCCCTGGCGGAAAAAGTAACCAGCCCGGTCCTGAAGGCGGCAATGGCGGAAACGGTGAAGGTGATGAAGATCTGGCAGAACTTCAGCAGCAGTACGAGCAACTCTTCCAGGAAAAACCACACCACAACGTGAAGGCCGAAACACTCCGCAAGAAGATTGCAGAGAAACGCAGCGAACTCGGTCTCTGACCGGCGATGAATAAGGGGCCGGATGGCCCCTTTCTTTTCAGGAGCGTCTAATGAAAGTCGTCAATATGAAAACCGGTACCGAGTCTGTGGAAGGTGAGAACGGACAAACTGAAACCCGCGATGAATACCCATGGGGTCTGCGTATTTCGCTGAGCGGCGATGCTCTGAAAAAGCTCGGGGCCGAACTGCCCAAAGTCGGTGACATGATGGCTATTGGTGGCCTAGCCAAAATTGTCGGCGTCAGCACGCGGGAATCGGAAGGCGGTGAATCACACAGCCATATCGACCTGCAGATCACTGATTTTGGCATGGAGGCATCAAATGCAACCCCACCAAAAACAGCCGCAGCAACCCTTTATGGTTCGGAGGATGACTGATGGCTTCCGTTATCGAGATCTGCAACATCGCACTGAGTCGCCTCGGCAACAGCCGGACGATTAACAGCCTCAGTGAGAAAAGCAAAGAGGCCGGGTTATGTGACCTGCATTATGAGTCTGCCCGCCTTGAGGTGCTTGCAGACTTCGACTGGAATTTTGCTATCAAGCGTGTCGCGCTGGCTGACACCGGCAGCGCGACATCAGACTGGCAGTATGCTTACCGCTACCCGACTGATTGTCAGCGCATCGTGGACATCCTGGTTCCCGGCATGCGTAACCCGCCAGAGCGTTGCCGCATTGAGTATCAGGTAGGGTCTGACAATGATGGGACAGGGCGTCTTATCTACACCGACCAGGAAGATGCCTGGCTTCGTTATGTCGGCGACATCACTGATCCCAATATGTTTGATCCGCTTTTCCGCAGCGCGTTGTCATGGAAGTTGGCGAGTGAAATTGGCATGCCGCTGGCATCTGCGCCCAACCTGGTTCAGAACTGCCTGACCATGTACTCACAAATCGTTCGCAGCGCCGGATCGCGTTCAATGAACGAGAGTCAGGAGCCTGTAGAGCCACTGAGTGAATTTACCAGCGCGAGGTTGAGCTGATGCCAAATAGCCTGATTCAGCCATCGTTTGCCGGTGGTGAAATTGCTCCAAACGTATACGGACGTATTGACCTGGCAAAGTACTCAGTGGCTCTGCGACGCTGCCGTAATTTCATTGTGC